GGAACTCCGTATTTACCTGGTTTATTAACACTTAAATCTGGTTTATATTGCCCCATATATTGATAACCTTTAGAAGCTTGTCTACCTTTTTTTACTGCTTTACCTATACCTCTACCAACTACTTCACGAGTATATATGTATTTTTTGGCGGCATCTGGAATCCCTTTAGTAATAAGTTCATGTGGGTACTCATAAGGGAATACTCTATCGAGTCCTTCAATCGCAAACTCAGCTAAATTTTTAGGTTTACTACGTCTACGAGTACCACCTACTATTTTTTTTGTATTAGTCATTATCCCTACTTACTAATTTGTTTCTTAGCGTATGCTTTTACTACTGCAAGAGCGGCTGCTCCACCAGAAAGTAACGCAAGCTGAACGACTTCTGCATCAACACCGACTAATGGTGCGATAGTCAAGGAAGCAATGAACGCCTCCAAGAAAGTCCATATGACACGTTCTAACATGTCTTTAAGTTCATCACTCATCTTATAACTCCATGCTTCATTCCAAGGGGTCCACACCACATCCTTCTTGAATGTCCCATCAGAGTTTCTTGTTCTTTTAAACTTCTCTAACATAGTATACTACTTTTTAAGTCCACTTCCACCACCACGTAAAATTCTTCCAATACCTATTACTCCTCCAATTACCCTAGGGTCTTTTAATTCTCCAGTAAAAGATTTAGACGACCCTTTAGTTTTCAAATTAGCAACACGTAATTCTTCTCTTTTCTTAAACCAATTTGATTGTACTTTTCTTAAATCAGATTCTCCTTCTCTAGTTGGTACTATCTTATCATCTATTAATTCATGTTCTACATCTAATACGCTAGGTTTAGGACCTAAAATATCAGTAGTCATAGGTCTCTTTTCTGGAAGATTATGTTGTACTGCTATCTTTGTATAATCTTTAGTTCTAGTTGATACTGCTTTAGCTGAACCTACATCTCTATAGATAGCACCTGTATATTTTCCTGCAAAATAATCTTCTATATCTACTTGTCTTGGTTTAGGAGCTGACTCTGATTTATAAGGAGCTTTTCCTGTTTTAGGGTCTGGTATATTAATACTTTTTCCATCCTTTCCTAACTGTTGTCTATTAACTACCTCTTCTATATCTGCCATAACTATATAAAATTCTTTAGCTTGTACTTCTATTTGTCTATGTAAATCACGACTTTTTTCTAGAAGACCTTTATCAATATTATCTATAGATATGTTTCCTTTAGCTATTTCTGCAAAACTCTCGAAATTTCTCTTACCACCTAATATTCTTTCTCCGACTGTTTTATATGCATCCCAATTATAAGGAATTGTTTCTCTAATTCTTACACCTTGTGCATCAGAATATAGCCAATTCTGAGCAGAAACATGAAATGGTCCTTGAACTAAACCTTGTAAGTTTGAAGAGAGTACTTGACTTCCCTTTATCTTCCCTGGTGTATCACGACCTATATCAGGAACTGCTTCTCCATATTTATCTGCTTTTAGTGCACCTGTTCCACTTCTAGAAGCTATCTCTGCAAGACTTTCTGTAGGAAATCTCTTTAAAGCAACTTCTGCTTGAAAATCTCTAAGTTCAGCACCTTTTAAATCCAATCCTCCAATAATTTGTTCTTTCCTTTGAAAGAATTGTGTAGTAGGTTCAACATGAGAAGTTGCTAATTTAATATATTCTGGGTCATTTACTATTTCAGGTATTTGTCTCATTACTTCTATTTCACTAGAAGGAGTATCACTTATAACTCCTACTATTTTAATCATATCTTGTGGTTTATTAGTATGTAAATCTCTAATCAAACCACGGTCAAAAGCTAATTTCCTAGCTGATAATTCTGTTTCTACATCCATAATTCTATCTGAAACATCCCAACCAATTTTTTTATTTATTTCCGATACTATCTTATCTCTTTCTTTCCAAGCATCTCTATATTCAGCAAGCCAAGAGCTTCTTTCTTCAGGACTTAAATGGTCACCCATTGGATGTCTACCAATTCCTTTTGATGTAAACATCTGACCAGTACGTATAGGTACTATATTTGGGTTATCATATTGAGTTATATTTGGATTTGGCATATGTTTATCTAATCCCTCACCAGAATGTTCTAATGCACCTGCATCAAGTAAGCTAGTGATATTGCCACCTGATTCTGTTTTCCCTAATAAGACTTGCTCTGCTAATTTAATTCTTTCATCAACTTCTGATGTTAATTGTTTTGAAACTACAGTACTTGTAGGCTGACCTGCTCTAGTCATACCAAATTGTCCATATTGCTTTCCACCAGAATATTCTGGGTTATCAGCTGTATCTTCTATATCTGGTTCTTTTTTTTCTCCTTTAGATTCCCAACTACCATCTGAGCCCTCACCATAATCATCGTCCCAACCTAAGCCTTCTTCTTCAGGGTCTATATCATCAAACCCAAACTTTCTACTTTTTGTAAATTGTACATATTTTGGCATATTAAAAAAATCTCCTACCAGATAGTTTACCATCTATTGCAATAATTTTTCCACTAATATCGCTTAACTTTTCTAATATGTCATTAGTATTTATACTGCTATTGTCACTAGTATTAATATCTCCATCGTAATCTATATATGTCACTTCTACATGTCCATTCTCTATGGCAGCAGCTACATAAGGATAAACAGCTTTATATGCATTAACAGATGAGCCTACAAAACCATCCTTTTGTACAAGATTACTTGTTTGAGAGTCTCCTAGCAGCAAACAACCTGCCGTCGATTCATCGGTATTGCCTGTATGCCATAGTATATACTCAAATCCTGGTACATCCATAACCCATATCATACCTTTGTGCATATTTCCATATTTAGCTGTATATTTATTATGAAATCCACCAGAAGTTCTTAACGACAATGTATAAGTTCCTGGGGGTATTCTAGTTTCTCCATATACTTTTACATCTCTCTGTTCATCTTCAAGTGTATAACAAAGAAATTTACGCTGTCCATTAGTAACATCAAATAGTATTCCTGATGTTGAATCATGTTGGCTACTTATTCTTAATACTTCTAATTCCATTATTCCTCCAATATATATTTTATTATCTTACCAAATATTAATCCTACCACACCGAATAGAGCTATAGCTAAAATTTCCACTACTATTCACCTCCAATACAAGTCGGACACAAAAAACTTTTATCGTAGTCTTGCCAATATGGTGTAAGACATCTCTCGCAGTAAGCAGTTAGGATATATTCTGACATTATCTCTTACCCCCATCGTAAGATACTGCATGTCCTACTTCTATCATCTCTTGATTAATATTTGTTTCATCTATATAAAGTTCTCCAAGTACTCTACCATACTTACCTTTTCCTTGAGAATGTAACTCAACTGATTCATCATCTAATCTATCAATAAGCCACTGTTTCGCAGCCAACCCTCGTTCTTTCTCCTCTTTATCTCTGGTTCGAGACTCAGGAGCGTTGATGCCCACAAGTCGTACACGACATTTATGCCACACATCAAAACCCAAATCAATTCTAACATCTACTGTATCTCCATCTACTACTCTAAGTACCTCAACTCCATAATAATATTTCATTTATTCTCCTGGTTCTATCATTATACATTCTCCAGGACATTCTTCTGCTGATTCAATAACATCTGGGAGTAATCCTTCAGGAATTGTGGCAATACCTTTAGCACCTTCTTTATTACCCTCTGATTCTGCATAAATATGGTCACCGTCTTTAACATAAAAAAGTCCATCATCCAACCCAACAAATACATCAGGAGCTATCTCTTCACAGATACCATCTCCTGTACAGATGTGCTGGTCTATCCATACCTTCATCTACTAGTAGATTGTTCTTTTGGTTTCTTTTCTTTTCTAAGTCCTATAGTAATAAGCCATAAAGTAATAGAACCTAATATAGCTACACCCACTATGTCTTTAGCAGTACCAGTTAAAGTTAGCCAAGCGATGAAGAAGCCCAAAAGTGTAAATGTCTGTGCGATTGTTTCTTTTATTGCTTCTATGAACCACTTAGCAAATGCTTTAACTGCTCTGGGTATATTCACAACTATGTGATATGGCAGAGCAAATATATTAAATACTATGTCTATTATTTTCTTTATCATCTTATTCTTCTAATAGGTATTATAGAGCTTGTTGCTATAATTTGCGAGACTATGATAACAGGTACTACAACCTCTTGAGCTTTTTCTTTCTGGTCAGTAGTCATATCATTACCTATCTCTATAACTTCTCTAAGTTCTATTGGTTCTATTTGTATATCAATAATAGCAGCAATAGGGTCAGCTATAAATTCCTCTAACTGTACCTCTACTACAGCATCAGCTAAGGTATAGTCATCACTATCATCTTGTGCTGCTCTCTCAACAAACTCTTCAACAGCCTGAGCTACAGCAGGTTCCTCTTCTACAAGTTCAGCTACAATCTCTAGCTCCTCAGTCTCAACACCTAATACTTCAGCAACAACTTCCTGTTCCTCTTCAGTTAAAGTATCTAGTTCCTCTACCTTATCAACTATTTCCTGAACAACTTCTTGTTCCTCTTCAGTAAGTTCAGCTATCTCTTCAGTAGGTGGAGGGATAGTAGTAGTTGTTGTAGTTGTAGTAGTTGTTGTAACAGGAGTTAACTCTTCTTTAATTACTTCAACATCAACTTCTTTAATTTCAATAACTTCTTCTACAACTTCGACATCCAATTCTTCTAGGACTTCTTCAATCTCTTGAATAACTTCAACGAGTTCTTCTATTTCTTCATCATTTAATTCAACTTCTAAGTTTAATGATTCCTCTAATGCTGCTTCTATTTCAGCTTTAATTTTAGCTTCCTCTTCAGCATCTTCTCTAGCTAATCGCTCATCATCAGTTTCATAATATCCAGTCTCAGCAAAGTTTTTATCTAACATCTCCTGATATTCTCTAGCTTCCCTATCAGCTCTCTCTGCATTAGTTTCGTAGTAACCAGTTTCAAGTTGATTAGCTTCAGACTCAGCAGCTATACGTTGTTCCTCAGCAATACGAGCAGCTTCAGCTTCTGCTGCTTCTCTTGCTTCCCTATCTCTACGTTCAGAATCTAATTCCCAATAACCAGTTTCGGATTGGTTTTTATCTCTTTCCCAATCCAAAGCATTATTATATTCTCTAACTTCTCTTTCTTCATTTGTTTCAAGAACACCTGTTTCTGCAAAGTTATTATTCCTCTCTATATCTATAGGACTAAGTGTTGTAGTTGTAGTAGGTGGAGTGGAATCATACTTCCAGTAAATAGTATCAATACCTGACCAATCAGATACAGTAACAACAAAGCTAACTATATATTTATCAGTAATAGCTTTAGTTATATCCTCATAACTTGAACCTGATTGTGCATTGTAATTAGAAGTTTCATTTGTTTCATCTGAATAGTTATATTGAATTGAATAATTACTATTTACTCCTGCCATTCTGAAACCTATCTCAATTATGTCATGGTCTGATGGTAGGGTAAAGGTATAGGATACTGCTGCATTCCCACCTTGAGAGCTATCCTTTAAGCTAAAGAAGTATTGTCCACCTACACCACAACAGTTCTGGTCATTTCTAGTAGATACATCATCATTATCAATAGCTAAAGTACCATTAGGAACACCCAGGTCAGTAACTAATGCACCATTCTCTCCATCAAATGTTTCAGTTTCTGTCGTAGTCTCTGCGTATACTGGTGTAGGGAATATTAATAAAGCTACTATAAGGATTCTTACAAGTGTATTAAATTTATGTAACACTTGTTCACCTATAACTTACAACTATCTCCACAATCGTCATCCTCAAAGTCTTTTGATTCATCTATAAACTTAGCTTTAGGTACGTCTTCTAGTATCCCATCAGGTAAGATGAATATATCGTCATATTCTTTTGTATTCTTTATATAACTCATGAGCCTCCACACCCACAATCACTACAATTCGGACACATAATAATTACATTATACTATTTAAAAATGCTGCTGCACTAGTTATTGCTACTAACCAGCCAACAACTTCTTGTCTTGTAGGAGCTTTATTAATCTTTTCATGTAGGAAATCAATCCTTTCGTGTAAATTTGTAACATCCTCCTTTATGAGGTATAGCATTTCTTTATTGGTATAGCCGTTATTCTGGGTCATTAGTAGATAGCCAATCCCAATCTTCTGCTTCATATTTATCTGGTATCTTAATATCAGCTAGTATCCTTAACCAATTAAAAAACTTTTGGCAAAGGTATCCTATTAGAAATCCTATTAAATAATCCATGATAATGGATTATAGCTTATCCTTCTGGAATCTCTAACTTATCTGTTATATCTTTATAATCTTTATTAAAGACTGCATGAGCGTATGTATTCTGTGCTACTTCAAAAGCTAGTTCCTCTTTTGAAAATTCTTTAGATACTAACTTAGGTTCTTTCTCTCTCTTAAAAGGTATCATGTGTAGCAATGGTGTACCTGCCTCTATAGTAAAATCCATATTATCATTGACAAATTCAAAAGGAAAATTAACTTGCCATCTCTTATCTAACTCTACTATTGCAGGTAAGAACTTCATTCCGTCTCCTCTGAAATGATAGTAAGGGTCTAAGAAAAGCATAGACCAACCTTCAGGAAGTCTCATGTGAAAGGGATTGATTAACTTGAGAGCTTCTCCAGTAGGAGCTGTATTTAATGGAACCCCCTCTGTTTGTTTAGGACTATGTTGTTGTATTAATTGATTTGGATGCAGTCCAATGTTTGCATTAACAACACCAATATTCCAATGTACATGGTCTTCATGGCTATTAAATACCATATCTGAATATGCCTGTAGTATATATCCTGATGATAAATAATCTATAATAGCAGGGCATCTTCTAATAGTTTGAACATCCTCATTATCAAGTAATGTTCCTACTAAATCTCCTCTA